TTTACGAAATGTTGTTCATCTTCGTTTAATTTATTTTCCCAATCATAGATATCATCCTTTAAATCTATTTCTTCCGCGGTCCAAAAACAAGCCTGTTGTTGTTTATAAAGCCTCCAAATGTCATGATATTCAATTGGAAAAAGGACAAAGCGGCCCGGATTTTCTTGTAAAATCTTTTCTTTCATAATTATAATTTTTTTTTAATTTGTGTTCAACATTTGATTTCTACGGATAAAAGCTTCTTTTGCTCTCGTAGCGTTGTCTTTTTGTTTCTCCTCTTTGTGTCCGAGAAGAGTTGTTTGAGATTCGGTATCAATAATCAAATATTCATTATCAAATTTACAGTTTTGCCATATAATACCGTCCTTACCTATTCTTGATTTAAGAAGGGTCATAGTTGCCATTTTGTGGTCTTTTTGTTCAATAGTTTTACCTATCGATAGAATCACGTGAGCAATTTGAGCTTTTTTAATTGAACCACCCATTTGGTCACTATTAACCACTTCTGATGAAATAGATTCCCTATTACCTTGAGTAGCGGTCCATATTACTAAATTAAATTCATTTGTCATAGATTCTAAACTTCTCATTACGGAACCCTCACCTTTCCATTCATCCCCATATTGTGATTTTTCTGGTGATATACAATCAACGTAATCAATTATCAATAAGTCTATTTTTTTTCCTTCAGATAATCTTTTTCTAATTCTTGTTTTTATTTCAGAAATGGTAACAGAATCACTTGGTAATTTTAACAAATCAAGACTCCCCTTACTGTTTGTACTTTTTTCTAAAACAGCATTTTTTACCAATTCTTTATTATCCGGTTGTTCATCTGGTGAAACACCCGACCATATGGTATAATGTTTACGTTTAATGACATCTGTACTATCCTCAAAAAATACTTGAAGTACATTGAAACCGTAGTTATATGCAGTGTTAGCAAATAAAGTTAATAATGTCGATTTCCCTGTACCTGTTGGTGCTAATACTACACCTAATTCACCTATACCTAAACCACCTTTAAGTACACTGTCTAAACCACTGATACCAGTTGGTATGGGGCACCTATTATCCTTTTCTAACGCTTGGTCAATGTTTTGAAAAACATCGACGGTCTCATCGGGCGGTAGACCAACTCTAAGTGCTTTCTGTATTATCCCCTCAATTTTATGATATTCTTGAAATGCCCCGTTTTCAATAATAGTATTGACATGTTTAATCTCTTTTTTGAGATTTTGTTGTTTACAAAAATTTAACGCCTCTTCTTGGACCATAGGGTCCTCTTTGGTGTTATCCATTAAATCTTGTATCGTATCAAGATGGACTCTAGCAGATTCTTGAGAACCATACTCCATCACAATTGTCTGTGATAAACTCTGATAATCAGGAATTTTATTATATTTTTGATAATACTCTTTAATGTGTTGGGTAATGTATTTAAATGATTGATTGTCAAAGTATTTGCTTTCAATTACATCAATAATTTGTTCTCCATATTTTTTGTTTTCGATAATTGCTTTTAAAAGTGTTTGTTGAAATGATGCTCCTAGAAATCCAAAATTTTTTTCTGACATGTTTTTTTATTTTTTATAATTCATAATTTAAATACGTTGTTTCCAAATCTTTAGAAGATAATACGTTTGTTAGTTCTGATAAATATCTTTTAAGATATGGACGAATATCCACAGTATACCTTACCTTCGGGTGATAATAGTTAGCCGGAAACATACTTCTGATAAATACTTCATCACCTAACTTAATTTCCAAAACAAAGTACTCTTGAGTACTGTCTAATTTAGTTTCGGAGTCATCCGAATCGTAAAAAAAATCCATGTTATCGTATAGATAATCCATAGTTTTTATTTTTAAATCTTCACCAATTTCATCGCAAATATTTTTTACAATGTAGTATAAATCCATAGAATGGCGAATCTGTGGATTGTATTCTCTTACGTTGAAAAACCTTTGACATACGATATTGTTTTCAAGTGTAAGTAGAAATTCGAATTTTAATAGTTCTTGATTATTCATTTGTTTTGATTTTAATTGTTTTTTTATTTTTTTCTTTTCTTGTTAATCTTAAAAATGGGTTTAAAAATTTTATCCATGCATCATCCGATTTTGGTAGTAGTAAAAATAATCCATCCTCAATCATCATCTTCATTGTGTTTTTATATGAACGACCCTCTGAATCCATATAATCATCCACTAATAAAGATATTGATTCTTTAGCGTCTTCGGTTAAAAATGGGGAATCAAGACTAACTATTTTTTCATTAACTTGAAAAAACTCCTCTCCCAAAACACCGTATTTAGTGACACCAGTTATAAAATTAGTTATTGACTTGTTATGTTTATCATTTTCAAACAAATCATTAAATTTATTTCTTATGTATTCTAATGTTAATTGTCTTTCTTTTAATTCAGGAACAGCATTTACCAATTTTGTGATTCCTAAACTTTTTATTCCCGCGATATTATCGGATTTATCACCACATATCATTTTAACAAATTTAACATTTTCAATCAAAATTTCTTCTTGTTCGTATGTAAACATATCATTTTGTTGATAAAATTTACTATACGATGGATTATATATCCTTGTTTTTTCAGAAACTAATTGAGTAAGGTCACCATCCCCTGAAAAAATAATCTTATTTTCATTTGGTGAATTTTGAACATAATACGCAATCGAATCATCACTTTCACAATATTCATATTCACCTTGTCTAACATATAGGTCTTCTAAATATTGTTTTATCCTATTCCTTTCTCTTGTGTATGAATTTAATTCTTCTTCTGTCCTAATTCTAATCCTTCTATTTTGTTTATATTGGTGATAAAAACCTCTTCTAGTTTGTGAGCCGTTTTCTCCATCCCAAAAAACAACTACTTTATCTAAATGATGTTTATCAATAAAGATACGGATAGTATTGATGAAATGATATATTCCACCAATATGTTCCCCTTTATGAAAATGATTTTTTAGTGCAAAAAACCCGATTGTTAGTAAATTATCACCATCTACTAATAATACATTAGACATTTATCATTATTCTAATTGTTAAACAATCAAGATTCATCTGAATCTTCTTCAAAAGTAACTGAGTCTTTTAACTCAAAATCGACCCCACCAATTTTTTCTTTCCAAAAGTTAGAATATTCTTTTTTATATTTTTCTAACGATTCTTTAGTATCAGGGATATATCCATTATGGACAACAATTACTTTTCCATCTTTAAATCCCAAACCATTAACGTGATTCTTAATTATTGATATCTTTGTTCTAATGGCATATGTAATTTTTCTACCGTCTTTTACCGCATCAATATGATTGATTCCCGATTTTTTCTGATTACCAAACAAGAAAACCAACGCAGATGCCAACCAAAGAGCCTCTCCACCTTTTGCTTTAATTTCTGGTTGACCAAAAGGATTATCAGGTAATTCAACCCATGGTTGGTTAACCACAACCATTGTTATATAATATGAATTTTCTGAGGAAGGATAGTCTTCTTTTTTTGACTTAGTAATTCTCGCATGTATTCCCATTCCAATTTTATCTGACAATACACTGGCGTTATGTTGTTTTCCTCCTTTACCTTCAAAGGTCATTTTACATGGAATCGAACCTATCGAATCCCAACAAAATAATATATTTCTTGGGATATCACCATTTTCATGAGCATCTATAATCTCATTAACAAAATCAGTTGCTTGTTCAATATACTCAAAAGAATCATTAAAAATGAAATCTCCCGACCATTCACCGTTTTTATCTTTTTCCGCTTGAAGTCCCAATTCAACAGCGTGTTCCCATTTCCATTTTCTTTCAGTGATGACAAAAACAACCAAATCACCTCTTCTTTGAGCATCAACCGCGGACAATATCATTGCGGTTGTCTTTGATGAATTAGTGTGACCTAAAAACATGTTTATATTACCCATAACAGGACCCGGTAAACCACACGCGTCATTGAAGGTTTCACCACAATAATAAAATTTCTCTTCTTTGTATTTTGTTTTAGAAGAAAATTTTGAAATATAATCGAATTCTTTTTTCTTAATTGGCATAATTTTTTTTTAAAAAAGATGCCCACACGACAATTGTGTGGGCATCATATTAGTGATTTTAATTAAAATGGTAGTTCGTCGTCTTCAGTAAAACCTTCTTGTGGGTCAACATAATCAGACTCTTGTGTTTGTGGTTGTTCTGTTTTATTAGAACCCCCGATTTTTTCTTCACCTGAAGATGTGGACACCCACTTACCTGTAACGCTGTCCCATTTCGGGTTTTGGTCAGTTGCGACCATTTCCAAATATTCTTCTGGTTTTTTGGAGTAAACATCAGACCAAATCAAAGGGTCGTTAATCCAAGAATCCGCAACTGATTTATCTTCATGCAATGGACTTGGGTCCTCGGGGATAATCTGAGTAATTGTGGTATAATCCCTACCATTACCTGCTTTTGAAAGGTTCAGATTCAAAATCAAATCTCGTCCTTTTAATGGGTCGGTAATATCACCTTTGTTCCTAAATAAAGGAATCAATTTATCATAAACACCTTCACTTTTTGTGTTATACTTAAAACGCCAAAATTTTACACCATCCTGTTCATTATCTCTATCAATCAATTTAACGATAAAGAATTTGCGAGAACGATATTGACGAGCAAGTACTTTATCGGATTCAACTCCTGATGCCATTAAACCTTCACGAACTTCATCCAATGGAGAACGTTTTCCTTCTTGTTTTGGGTCATAAAGTTTAACCCAGTCTCCATTTACTTGGATTTCATGAAAAAAGACCTCTACAAAAGGTGAACCATCTTTCGCGGGAAGAATCCTAATTCTTTTTTCTTGACTACGAATACCTTTAGGTAAAACGGTAGTGAAGTATTTTTTCATCCTGTCTTCTTGAGACATTCCAACGGTGCCACTTGTGGCTTGTTTGTTTTTTTCGTACTGTGCTAGTACTGCTTCTAATGTTGACATAATTTTTTGTTTTTAATTGTATCTAAAATATACGTAATAAAAATCAAATTTCAAAACGTTATCAATTTTTTTTTGTATTGGTAGGAGAAGCGGGACTCGAACCCACAACCTCGTGCTCCCAAAGCACGTAATCTAACCAATTGATATATTCCCCTATAAAACGCGGTTCGTATGGGAATCGAACCCATGACCTTCGCAGTGACAGTGCGATATTGTAACCAACTCTACTAACGAACCTAACTTATTCTAAAGTTAAAAGATACAATAATTTATTTAAATTTCCAAGTATTTCGTCTCTTATATTTAATAAATCTGTATCCGCGGTTCTATCTAAGTCTTCGGAGAATTGTATTAAACCTTCTGTACATGTTTTTATCATATCAGACGGGTTCATTTCTGATAAATTAATTAACTTAATTGTTTTTGTTTCTTCATCTAAAATAAATCTACCATATTTACCCATCGCTATTTCAACAAAATCATCAATTAAATCCGATAATGCGTCATATGTTTTACCAAATGCTTCATGTCTAGCAACACCTTTGGTTTGCCAATGATTTATTTTTAATTGTAATTGTAATCCTATTAAAAGGTTTACTTTAGAACTTAAATTCATCTTCTTCTTGTTCTGGGTTAAAACTATTTCTTATGGTATCTAAGGAATAGTCATCAATATCTTGTTTAGTTAAAACATATTCGTTTTTACCAGATTTTTGCATTTCTGTTTGTTTTTGAGTAAAAAATTCTTGAGGATTTAAATTAAATGGATACGAATCTAATGACCTTAACTCCAATTTTTCTTGTGGAGTTTTTTCTTTCATAGTTTCGACTTTATTACCCAATTCATCTATCTTACTAATAACAGAGTCCATTTGAGATAATTTTTGTTCCAAATCATTTAACTTGGTGAAAACACTATCCATTTTATTTACCACTTCCATGTTTTCTGTATTTTTATCATCTAAATCTTTCTTAATCGATTTGGTCATATTAACCAAATCAGTTATATCTATTTCTTCTGTCTCAGGTTCAACAGGTGCATCAGATGCTGGTGGTGTGGTGGTGTCGGCTAGTGGTTCAGATGCGGGGTCCATTGTGGTGTCGGCTGGTGGAGCAACCGCAGGGTCAATGGGTGCGTCGGGTGGTGGTAATTCCGCTTGTTCCATTAAACGTTTAGTGTAATTGTTAATCGCTCTGTGTCGAGCAATTTCTTCCATTAATTTTTTTTCTAAATTTTTCAT